TTATAAAGCAGTTAAATATGAAAAGATAGTTCCATTATTGATTGAATCAATTAAAGAATTAAAGGCTGAAATAGAAGAATTAAAAAAATCTAAATAATGGCATTACCTAGCTCTGGACAAATGGCAATGACTGCAGTTGCAACTGAATTTAGTGTATCTTCAACTAATATTTCTTTATCAAACTTAGGCACCAAACTTTCAGAACCTATCACAGCGGGTAATGAAGTAGAACTAGCAACTGATTTTTATGGTCAAAGTGCTGTAACACTTACATCTTTTACTGCTATTTTAGATTCTGAAGGAGATACATTTGGGAGTAGCGAAGCTGCATGTAACGCTGAAGAAACAACACAATACACATATTATCATGATGGCTCAGGAACATTTCCATCAGAAAATGATAATGTTTATACAAATAGTGGAGGCACAACTAGTGCAGCAGATGGATATATTAAATGGTCTCCAGGAAGAGGCTTTCAATATACTAATATAGAATCTGGAGAAGCTGGATTGCCAGGCATTTGTTAATGAATAATTTAAATAAACACACAGAATATTTAAATAGTAAAGATAAGCACACAGAATACTTAAATAACAAAGTTTATTTTACAAAAGATAACAGACTGTTAACTCCTAATGCCCAATCAGTTATGATGGGTTGGGAAGACCCTATTATGAAAGATGCTGCGGCCTTAATATGTAAAGGGGGAGGAAAAATCCTTAATGTAGGGTTTGGATTAGGCCTCATAGATACCTACATTCAATCTTATAATATAGATGAACATTGGATTATAGAAGCACATCCTGATGTACAAAATAAAATTAAAAAGGATGGGTGGGATAAAAAATCTAATGTTACATGCTTATTTGATAAATGGCAAAATGTTTATGATAAATTACCTAGATTTGATGGCATTTATTTTGACACTTGGAAAGAATCATTAGATTTATTTCATGAAATAGTACCTAATATATTAAACCCCGGAGGAAAATATACATATTGGTCCCCAAATGATTTAAATGTACATTCTGTATTTAAATCTAAAAAATATAAAATACAAGAATACATAACAAAATTAAACCACATTCCAGATAACCAAAAATATTATAATAAATTAAATAAAAATTTTCCTCATAAATTAATAACAAAATTAATTTAAAAATAATTTGGATTACGTTTAAAAAAATTTTATTTTTATATTACATAATTTTAAACAAATAATTAATATTTATAAACATGACAAAAGAGAATGAAACTCAAGTTTTAACAAAAGAAGAATTAGAAAATTTAACTTCGTTACAACAACAACAAAACGATTTAATTTTTGGATTAGGTCAAGTAGAATACCAATTAGGATTTCTTACACAACGAAAAACATTAATAAAAAAAGAACTAGAAGCTTTTGAAAATAAACAAACTGAAATTGCCCAAGAAATAGAAAAAAAATATGGGCAAGGAACAGTAAACTTAGAAAATGGCGAAATAATTAAAACTTAATCGCATTTTTAAAAGCTTTTGCAGTATTTATAAACAAAATTAATTCATAAAACATGGCAGAAGTATTAATATCCCCTGGTGTATTAGCAAGAGAAAATGACCAATCTTGTTTACAGGCTCAACCTATACAAGCAGGAGCAGCTATAGTAGGCCCAACAGCAAAAGGTCCTGTTGGCATACCAACATTAGTTACTACCTATAGTGACTATCAAAATAAATTTGGTGCTGTTGTAGAAAGTGGAAGTGCAGAATACACATATTTAACATCAATCTCAGCATACAACTATTTTCAACAAGGAGGAGATTCATTATTAGTAACTAGAGTAGCTAGTGGTTCTTATACATCAGCAACTAGCACAGCAATTTCTAACTCATTAAGCACAAATGCTTTTACTTTAAAAACTATTTCTGAAGGAATAGAACAAAATAGTAGTGGGTCTACAGGAACAAATGGAACTCTAAATAATGGTACTAAAGAAAATGTAAGATGGGAAATAGTTCAACCAAACATAGCTACAGGAACATTTAGTTTATTAGTTAGACAGGGTAATGATAGACAAAATAATAAATCAGTTTTAGAAACTTGGGCTAATTTATCTTTAGATCCAAATTCTAATGATTATATTGAAAAAGTAATAGGAAATTCAAAACAAGTTGTTGATAGTGATGGTACTGAATTTTATGTTAAAAATGAAGGAGAATATCTTAATAGAAGTAGATATGTTTATATAGACTCAGTCTCAACTCCTACTTTAAATTATTTTGATAATGCTGGAAATGCAAAGACACAATACACAGCTTCTATTCCATTAGCAAGTTCAGGGTCATTTAAAGATGCAACAGGTACAGCTTTTACTTCAGCTAGTAGTCCAGCTAATTTTTATGATAGTATTAATAATACAAATTCACAAGGATTTGACTCAGCTGCTTTAGGAGATACTTCAACCCCTGGAACATATGGTGTAGCATTTAATTTATTAGCTAATCAAGACGATTATCAATTTAATTTAATTACAGCCCCAGGATTAATTAAGGGGAATTCAAATGCATCTAGTGAATTAACTATAATGGTTAATAATGCTCAATCTAGAGGAGATAATTTAGCTATATTGGATTTAGTTAATTGGAATACAGGAATTTCAACAGTAGTAGCAGGAGCATCAGCAATTGATTCTTCATATGCAGCTACATATTGGCCATGGTTACAAACTATTGACCCAGATTTAAATAAAACTGTTTGGGTACCAGCATCAACAATGATACCAGGAGTATATGCATTTAATGATAGAGCAGGTGAAGCATGGTTTGCACCCGCTGGATTAAGTAGAGGTGGATTATCAACTGTATTAAGAGCTGAAAGAAAATTAACTAATGGAAACAGAAATACTTTATATACTGATAATGTAAACCCAATAGCTACATTCCCAAACACAGGAGTAGTAGTATTTGGACAAAAAACATTACAAAAAGCTGCTTCAGCACTTGATAGAGTAAATGTTAGAAGATTATTAATTGCACTTAAAGGATTTATTACTCAAATAGCCGATAATTTAGTATTTGAACAAAATACAGCCGCTACAAGAAATAACTTTTTAACGCAAGTTAACCCATACTTATCAAGTGTACAACAAAGACAAGGTTTATATGCTTTTAAAGTAGTAATGGATGATAGTAATAATACACCAGATGTAATAGATAGAAATCAGTTAGTAGGTCAAATTTATATTCAACCAACTAAAACAGCTGAATTTATTTATCTAGATTTTAATATATTACCAACTGGGGTTACTTTCCCATCATAAAAACCAAAGAATTAGATATTTATAATTGAAAATAAACAATAAAAAATGGCAGTATTAGATCCCAATGAAATATTTTTCACCGCGTTTGAACCTAAACAAGCAAATAGATTCATCCTTTACATGGATGGTATTCCAAGCTTTATCATTAAAGGAGTAAGTGCAGTATCACTAACACAAGGTGAAGTAATATTAAATCACATTAATATCCTTAGAAAAGTAAAGGGTAAATCAGTATGGAATGATGTTACAATGACATTATTTGATCCAATTACACCTTCAGGTGCTCAAGCAGTAATGGAGTGGGTAAGATTAGGACATGAATCAGTAACAGGTAGAGATGGTTATTCTGATTTCTATAAAAAAGATTTAACTATTAATGTTTTAGGACCAGTAGGTGATATAGTTTCAGAATGGATATTAAAAGGTGCCTTTATCAAAGAATCAACATTTGGAGATTACAATTGGGATACTGAAAATGAAGCAAAACAAATTGAATGTACTCTAGGAATAGATTACGCTATATTAAATTTCTAATACAAAATAAATATTTTATTGAAGGGAGTTTGGCTATGTCAAACTCCTTTTTTATATTGATATTTATAATAAATTAAGTTATTAACAAATAAAAGATATGTCAGAATTTAAATTCCCGTCAGAAACCATAGACTTACCATCAAAAGGATTAGTATATCCTGAAGGTCATCCTTTATCAGAAGGAAAAATAGAAATAAAATATATGACCGCTAAGGAAGAAGATATTTTAACAAATCAGGCTTACATTGAAAAAGGAACTGTTTTAGATAAGTTAGTAGAATCTTTAATAGTAAATAAAGATATAAATCAAAAAGATCTTATTATAGGAGATAAAAACGCTGTTTTAGTTGCATCTAGAATATTAGGGTATGGTAAAAATTATACTTTTACTTTAGGAGGTAAGGAACATACTGTAGATTTAACAGAAGTAGAAAATAGAGTTATTGATGAATCTGAATACACCAAAGGAAAAAATTCATTTTCATTTAAATTACCTAATAGTGGTAATGAAATCACTTATAAAATTTTAAATGGTCATGATGAAACTAAAATAAATCAAGAATTAAGAGGAATTAAAAAAATTAATAAAGACGCATCACCAGAACTATCAACTAGATTAAAACATTTAATCACATCTGTTAATGAAGAAACAGAAAATAAAAAAATTAGAGAATTTGTTGATAATTATTTATTAGCTATGGATTCAAGAGCACTAAGAGAACATATAAAAAATACCCAACCAGATGTAGATTTAACTTTTGATTTAGATGGTGAAGAGGAGGTCACAGTCCCAATAGGGATAACGTTTTTTTGGCCTGACGCTTGAAATAGCTCCCCAACTTAGATTAAATTTATTTAAACAAATCCATGAAATTGTATTCCATGGTAAAGGTGGATATAGCTGGCATGATATTTATAATATGCCTTTATGGTTAAGAAAATTTACCTTTAAAGAAATTTCTGATTTTTATGAAAAAGAAAGAAAAGAATATGAAAAATCCCAAGGTAAAGGATCTTCTACAGTAGTAGATACTGATGGTAAGGTTAATACTTCTAACATGCCCCAATTTTCAAAAGGATCAAAGCCTAGAACATCATATAAGTAATTCTATTTTTTAGTATTTATAATAAACATCCCTAAATGGCTCTAGAAGACGATATTAAAAATATAAAAAAACTCAATGAAGAGATTGAGACTTTATCTAAAAAGTTAAGAGAGCCAACGAAAATATTTGAAGAAGGTGAAATAAATCAAGCTAAATTATATATTAATTCATTAAGAAATGAACTTCTAAAAGTAGATAGTGATTTAAGTTATATAGCTGATTCTTTTAGGAGAAGTGTTGAAGAACTTTCTAAACAAAATACGTTTTTAAATCAAGGAAAAAAAGCACTAAGAGGAATATCTGATATTTCCTCACAACTATTAAGAATTAAATATGGTGAGGTTGATGCTAGCTCTCAAGATATATCTAAACTGTTACAAAAATCTGTTATAAAAGAAGATGAATTACGCCAATCAATCCTTTTATTAGAAACAGCAGAAAAACAAACTGATGAAACTAAAGCTCAAATAGTAGAACTCCAGAAATCACTAAAAGCAATGACTGCTTTTAAAAGTGGAGCAGAAGATGTACTAGCTATTCAAAAATCAATAGAAAAAAATGCAGGTGTAATGATATTTTCAGGACTTGAAGATCTTACTAATGCAATCCCAGGCCTTAGAAAATTTACGGGGGCATTTACAGAAGCTTCTAAAGCAGCAAAAGAAGCTGCTCGAGCAAATATATTAGATGCAGAAGCTATAAAAGAACAAAATAAATCCACCCAAAGAGAATATGAAAAAAAAGTAGCCCAAAGAAAATCAGATGAAGATTCCCTAAAATCCGGAAAAGGTTTAACTAAAGAAGTTATAAAAAGATTAGGATTAGAAAAACAATTAGTAGGAATAAATAAAAAAGGACAATCTATATCTCTAGCAGGAAATGCAGCATCTGCTAAAGCCTCAGCTTTATCAAGAAAAAATTTATTAAAACCCATTTCACCACCTAAAGTCCCTATACCTAAAAAATTACCTAGTAAAATGTCTAAAATATTTAGTCCTTTACTAGCTGGATTTAAAGCTCTAGGTCCTATGATTTTAAAATCTTTAGGTCCTATAGGACTTCTTATTAGTTTAATATCTAATCTAGTAAGTGCAATAATAGCATCCGATAAAGCAACTGGAGAATTAGCAAGAAATCTAAATATTTCATATAAAAGTGCAGTAAGAGTTAGAGAAGAATTTTTTCGAATTGCTACCGCAGCAGGAGATAATTATGTTCTTACAGAAGGAATTCAAAAATCAAATGAAGCCATAACTAAACAACTAGGAATCCAACAAAAAATAATGGATAGTGGTCTTTTGGTTTCAATGGCAAAACTACGAGAAAGAGCAGGTTTTACTAACGATGAATTATTAGGTGCAGTTAACCTTCAACTTTCATCTAAAAAAACATTAGATGAAATAACCACTGAAATTTTAGGACAAACAAAATTAACATCTTTTCAAAACAACGTTAATATTGATCAAAAAGAAGTTCTTAGAGATATATCAAAAATTTCTAAAGCTACTACTTTATCTTTAGGAAAAAACCCATCAGCTTTAGCTGACGCTGTTACTCAAGCTAGAGCTTTAGGTATGACTTTATCCCAAATAGAATCAATTTCAGAAAATTTATTAAATTTTGAATCATCATTAACAAATGAATTAAAAGCTGAGTTACTTTTAGGAAGAAATATTAATTTAGAAAGAGCTAGATTATTTGCTATTAATAATAACATAGCAGGAGTAGCCAAAGAAATTTCATCCCAAATAGGAAATTCAGCTGATTTTGCTAAAATGAATGTCCTACAACAAAAAGCACTAGCTGAAGCTGTAGGAATGAATAGGGAAGAATTAGCAAAAACTTTATTTGTTCAAGAAAATATAACAGCTACTACAGATGATGAAATTATTAAACAAAAATTTCTATTAAAACAATTAACAGATAAATATGGTATAGAAGAAGCTAGAAGAAGAGTTGGGGAAGAATCTTTAGATACACTAATGAATCAAGTATCCGTAACAGATGATTTTAATGCTATGTTAAATAAACTTAAAGAAATTTTTGTAGGAATAGCACCAACAATTCTTTACCTTGCGAAAGAACTTGCTTCCGTTTTAGAAAGTGTTGGAAAATTTATGTCATTTTTTAGTGGAACCCCTATTTTAGATAAACCTAGAGGAGATGATTTTTCTGTTAACCCTAATATCACTGATTTTGACCAAGCAGTAGATTCAATCCCAACTCCAAATTTTATGGTTAATCCACAGGCAGCTTTAGGGGGTGCATTAGCAAAAGGTTTAATTAAAGCTTTTAATCAACCTACTAACACTAATAATTCATTAGAAAATGAAAGAAATAGAGCCCAACAAGAACAATTTAGAAAACAAAACCAACAGATGCAGGAATTAATAAATGCTACAGTAGAAAATAGACCTCCTGTAGATGTATTTGGTGGACTCTATGGAGATTAGATATTTATAATAAACAATTAAAATTAAAAATTATGTCACACACACCCGGCTTATTAAGCAAACTTCAAGATTCTGGTATAGGACATGGATCTCAACTTTCTGTAGGAAATGGAGCAACCCCATCTATCAATAAATTAGTAGCAGGACCAGGAAATGGTAAACCAAGTTCAACATTACATTCTAATGGAGATATTGAAGGTAGCTATTCATTAAATGGAACAACCCAACCACAAGTAAAACCTGCATATGCCTCTTATAATGATGGTCAAAATAACCCATTACCACCCCCTTCAGTATTAGATTTAAATGGTATAAACCCTTTAGGTTCTTTAAATACAGTAACACCAATGAATAATTCATTTGTTAATGGAACTTATAAAAATAGTGTTCCTTCAGAAGGACTAGGTAACTTTTAGTAAATGTTAACTACTCTTCAAACTAACTTAAAATCCTTAGGTTTTGGTAAAGATAGACCCCAGGAAGGTAGTAGTAATCAACCTTATATAACTACACCAATCCCAGGGAATAATGATCCATTACCTGAAAATTCTTTAGATAATGAGGATTTTTTATTAAGGGGAGGGATAAACGCTCCTGCAGATACATTTGAAGACGTTGAAAGATTATTTAGATATTTTAAAGATTTAGAATCTCCTAGAGGAGCTCTATTCACAGCAAAGCAAAATTTATTATCAAAAATATCAATTAGAACCCAAGCAAGTGGTATTGGTGTAAATGATGGAGTTTATACTCCTTTAAATACATTAGCACAAGCAGGAATGATAACTTTTGGGGGCCATATACCTAAACAAGGAATAATTCCAATTGCGGGTGCTGCTACATACTCAGACCAGTTTATAACACCAACATCAGTTAAATCATTTGAAAATATCCCCACCCCAGATGTAGAAGCTGAAATTGATGTAATTGGGGAAGAAGGAGGTAAAGGTAATAGATTAGTACAATTAACTCAAATTAAAATAGATAATTCTTTAGAATTTAAAAAAAAATTTAAAAGAAAAAATCAAATAGCTAGATTTGATTGGAATATACTTAGTTATGCTGGAGGACCTAGCTCAGCTTTAGGAATAGGGAAAACAAGTATTAGATTTGCAACTGACCCACAACAAGCACCTTTAAGAACAGGGGTAAATAATTCTAAAAAAATAAGAATTGGATCTAAAGAAGTTTCCATATCAGCTAATAAATTTCAACCTATACCAGAAGATACAAATCAGAGAATTATTGAATTGCCTATAGGAGCTTCTAGTGATTATAATAAAATTACTAGTAATCCTAATAATGTTATTGATACAACTAAAATAATTGCAAACTCAACAGAAGGATACTATAATTCTTTTGAAACCTCAGTTTATCAATCAGGCTCACTATTACTTTCAAATACTAACCCTAGTTTATCTACTGGATCTAAAGAAAACCCAATTGCAGATTTTATTTCTCCTTTAGGAGTAAGTACTAAATATATAAAACTTGTAGGAGGACAATTTTTAGAAAATAAAGAATTGGGGAATATATTTGTTTTTACTAAAGATAAGAAAGAACTTGTAACTATTTCAAAATCTAATAATAAAGTTTGGAGTCCTCAACATTTTCAACCATCAGTATATAACTTAAACTCCTTAGAAAATAATAAAAGAATTAAAGACCAAGATACATTAGTTTTAACTCAAGAACAAATTTCATCCCAATTTTCTAATGAAAAACCTAATAAATTTAATCCTGGTTCTAAAATTCAAGATTTTAGAAAAACTCTTATAAAAGATAACCAAATTAAATCATCTTCAACATTAAGTATCTCCCCAGATTATGAACAGTCTCAAAACAAAGCAGTAGAAGGCCCCTTAGATTCTAGAATTAATTATGCTTCACCAGGTCAAAAAGGAAATATTATTAGTTATACAAATGGAAAAAGAGATAATAATGGGAAAATTATTATTACAGATAGAATAAACGCCTTACCCTTATATAGATCCTCAAATGTAGCTGCAACCCAAGAAGGGGATGCAGGGGGTACTAAATATGATTTAGTTAAATTTAGAATAGCTTCTATAGATACTAATAACCCTTCTAAAAAAGTATACACTCATTTTAGAGCCTATATAGATTCTTTTAGTGATCAATATAATGGTTCTTGGACTTCTCAAAAATATATGGGAAGAGGAGAAATGTTTTACAAATACGATAATTTTAAAAGAGATATAAATATGTCTTTTACTGTAGCAGCCCAATCCAAACCAGAAATAATGGTTATGTATAGAAAATTAAATTATCTTGCTTCTAATTTAGCCCCTGAATACACTTCAGCAGGTTATATGGCTGGGTCTTTAATACAACTAACAATGGGAGGATGGTGTTATGAATTACCAGGGTTTATATCTTCATTAACTTTAGATATACCACAAGAATCACCATGGGAAATAGGTATAAATGATATAGGAAAATTTGATAATACAGTTAAAGAAATGCCACATATTATTAAAGTTAGCGGGCTTACCTTCACTCCTATTCATACATTCAGACCTGCTAAAATGGATTTAACAAAAGCAATGAAAAAACCTGATCCAAATTTAAGAGATGAAAATGAATATGGAAATGAAAGATATATAGCATTAAAAGCAGTTAACAATAATTACGATAATAAAGTAAATTGGTATGCTAAATAAATTAAATTAATGAAACGTTATAGTCCTATATCAACAAAAAAAACATCTAAAGGGGTTCAAATATATCGCACAGTACGATATCCATCGATTCCACGATCTTTTAGTGATGTTTATGTATATACAACTATTGGAGATAGGTATGATACTTTAGCTTTAGAATATTATGGTGATTCTAGTTTATGGTGGATAATATCAATAGCTAATAATACAAAACAAGATTCTTTAACTCCTCCTTTAGGTCAACAAATAAGAATTCCATCAAACCCATCACCTATTATAGCTGAATATGAAATTTTAAATGAAAAATAAGTTATGTCTAACATTACAGGAGAACCTTTTAAAGATTATTTAAAAAAGCAAATTGATTTAAGACAAAAAATTCATGGAAAAGGAGTTGATGGTAATAGAACAACAAAAGAAATAATTTATCTAAATTCAAGAACATCCTGGGTCAAACTAGCTTCTAGTACTAGCATTGATCAAACAAGGTTAAATTTTATCCCAGAATTAAAGGGTTCGGGTTTAACCGGTACATCTCTAGCTCAACAATATATTTTATTTAATGGTACTAGTGAGTTAAATACTAATGAATCTGAAACAACAAACCCGGGAACATCTAATAAAACAACTATAGCTAATCTTAATGCTGAAGGAATAAAGGAAGGATCAACTTCTTATTATGGTAAAAATCATAAAGGAGCAAGCTCAACATATTCTTTTAGTAGTAAATATGCTTCTCCAAGAGCAGGTATATTAGGTAATTCTTTTAACCCTGCATATGGAATGACAGGTAATACTGATTTTGGTTTAGTACCTATGCCTGGAATAGAATCCGTTGATATTAAAAGTATGGAAATGGGATCTATTACAAGAGCTTCTATTGTTTTAAAAGCCCACAATAGACTTCAATTTGATATAATTGATATGTTATATTTAAGATTAGGTTATACTATTATGTTAGAATGGGGAGACTCTCATTATTTAGATAACAATAATCAAGATAGTCCTGTTACTCCTATGGGAAATACTTTAATAGAAAGTTTTTGGTTTAAACAGTTAAAATCTACAACAAACACTTTTAAAATATTAGAAAAAATTGAAGAAACTAGAAAAAAATATTCATCTAGTTATGATGGTTTATTTGGGAGAATAAATAATTTTAATTGGGTGTTTAATCCTGATGGTTCTTATACTATTACATTAGATATTTTAAGTATGGGTGATGTTGTAGAATCTTTAAAAGCTAACACAGCAGTATACAAATATTATAATAAGGAAGAAAAAGAAGAAAATCCTAATATAATAACAGCTAATAAATATACTAGTGTAATAGGATATATTTTTCACCAAATTTATTCTACATATGAGTATATTACAGAACAAGTAAAAGACGATGATGATAATAGTAATCCTAAACTAATAATACAATCTTTTGTAAAAGAAAAGTTGGGGGGTACAAAACTTACTATAACACCATCAGAAGGAAAGATAGTTGAAGAAATAGGTGTTACTATCCCTTATGAAAATATATTAGAAGCTAAATTATATCCCCAATATGATATAACTGATGAATCTAATAACCCTGGTACTATAAAATGGAATAAAATAAAATCTCCAAATACTACAGCCACTACTCTAGTACCTCCTGTAGATTACATAAAAATGAATTTCCAACCACCAGAATCTTCATTTTTTATAAGGTTTGGGGCTTTAATGAATATTATTGAAACTTTAATTTTCCCCTATTATAATGAAGATACTAATAATCCTGCTATAAAAATAAATAATGAGGTAAATTCAAATTTAATGTATTTTATTCCTAATATGGTGTCTATTAACCCTATGGTATGTTTAATAAGCAATCCTAAATTTAGAAGAATTGACCCAACGGGAACGTCATATCAATATGATGAAAATATTATGCCTGAATTAGAACCTTTTACGTATACTAATGAAAAGAATACATATGGAAGGATAATGAATATTTATGTAAGCTTTGATTTTGTTTTAAAATTATTAGGTCAAATGGACAAAAAAGGAGATGTTTACCTAATGGGGTTTTTAAGAAACTTATGTGCTGGAATAAATAGTGCATTAGGAGGTATTAACAATTTATCTCCTAAAATAGACCCAGAAACAAATATTTTAACAATTTTTGATGAAACCTCTGTTCCTGGAAAAAATAATTTACCTGATGATATATTTAAAAAATCCTCTTTAAAACCTAATGAAGGAAAGTTTAATCTTTATGGTTATAGTAATGGAAGTATTACTCCTAAAAATTCCTCAAATTTTATTCATAACGTAGGAATCAAAACTGGAATAACTCCAGAATATGCAACTATGATATCAATAGGTGCTACAGCAGCTGGAGAAGTAGTAGGGGAAAATTCCACAGCTTTTTCAAAATGGAATACAGGAATTACAGATAGATTTAATATTGATGTTCTTACTTCTAGAGAAATAGATGAATTACTTGATAAAGAAAATGATAAAGCAAAAAAATACAAGGCAATTAAATTAAATTATTACAATACAATTGCTTTTAAACCTAATGGGGAAAATTTATCTTTCTTAGGTTTATCAAAAGAAACTCCTGATTTTCCTGGTTTTTTTAGCCCTAATGTTCTTTTACCTATAGCTGCAGCAATCTCTCCAGTAGTAAGCCCAGGGACAAATTTACTCATAGCAGGAGCAATATCTTTATATAAAAAACAAAACCCACCTTCAGATGAAATTCAAAAACCTTATGTTTTAAGGCCTGAGTTAATTAATGATAATCTTAAAAAATATCAAGCTTATTATAAATTAATTCATAATGAAGCATATAAAAAATACAAAAAACCATCAGGAGATATAGGTTTTATGCCTTTTAGACTTCAATTAGATATGGATGGAATTTCAGGATTAAGAATATATAATAAAATTGATATTGATTCTAAATTTTTACCTTCTAATTACCCAGAAACTTTACAATTTTTAGTTACTAACATAACTCATACTTTAAGAAATAATAAATGGGTAACTTCTATAGATAGTATAGCTACGATAGAAAACACTGTTACAACTGAAGAATTACAAAAATTAACAGATCTCCCAAAACTTCAAAATAATTTTTATGTTCCTTTAGATTATAAAAATGGTACTTTAATTAACCCAGGAAGCCTTTTTAAATCAACTTCAACACAAGGTACTAATGCTAATAATTTAAGAAATACTTTAAAGTCTTTGGGATATATAGAAAAAGGGGTTGAAATAGATAATGGAGGAGATATTACATTTGAAGCTGAAAGAATGGCTAGTTCTGTATTTACTAAAATAAAACAAGAATTACCATTTCTCCAAGTTAGAGTAACTGGAGGAAACGATTATTACCATCAGCAGTTAACATATGTTTCTCGTCATGCAAGTGGGAGAGGAATAGATTTTACAATATCCCCAGCAACAGAAGCTAATTTAGATAGTGTAGTTGATATATTAAAATCATTTGCTAAGGGGGAAAATGGTAATTTTAGATATATAGACGAATATAGACATTTAACAAAAGCAGGAACCGCAGATCATTTTCATATTTCTTGGGGACAAGGTACAGAAGCCTCAAAAGAATTACAAGATGCAATAGATACTGCCCCAATTGCTTACACAGTTGATGGTATTAACAATCAAAACCCTCCAAACGGTAATGAAAGAGAAGAGATTTTTAAAAATAAACAACAAGAAATTAAAAATATTAACAGAGAAATTAAACAATTAGGAGGAAATGTACAATTTAACCCCAACCCAGGAGGATCTTATAATGATATTAACCCTGAATTGTCTGAAGCAAGGTCATATTTAAGGTATTTAAAAGATAAAAATTCAAATACTTATAATCCTACAATTAGATTAAACTCAAACCAATTATAATGGCTCAATATTATCCTAAATCTCAAATATTACCTAATTTATACACTAATGGGGGAGAATTTGTACTTTCAACAACTTTTGAAAATTATAAAGGAAACTATTATTCTACTTCTGATGGAGCTAATTACACTGGAAATAACCCACAAGAAGAAGAATCAATATTATTAATCCCTAAAGAAAAAAATGTTAGTACTATCCAAACAGACGCAGATTCCCCTTCATCTAATTTAATAGTATCATCTACTTTAATAAACCCTAACACGGATATAGGAGATAATAATTATAAAGTAATTGAAGAATATATGGCAATTTCCCCAAGTAATCTAAATATCCCTAGATCACTACCTCAACCTACTATACCCCAACCCACTTCAAAAGATTATAAAAATCAAGAATTTCAAAGATATTTTTGTAAAAGAAATGATGAATCTATCTTTATTGAAATTAATTCCCAAACATTTATAGATTTACAATCTAAATCACCAAATATATCTTATGAATTATTTACTCCTATTCAAATTCCATGGACTTTAACAGGTAATTCTGAAGATCAAGTATATGAAATTAATAAAAAAGTAGTACTAACTACAGAAAGAGTTAAAAACCTATATGGCTTTAGTTTATTTTTTCAAACTAATTATTCAAAATATTATGTAGGTTCAAATACTTCTTTAAAAAATATTTTAACTTATACTAATGGTGGAGAATTTTTACTTCCTAATAGAACAAATTATATTGGGTATTATCATCAAATGGAAAACGGAAACTATATGACTGGAAAATTCCATGGGGAACAAAATGATATTTTATTAATCCCATTAAATAAAAATTTAATTAAAACTAATCCTAATTTAAATCCTTCACAAACCTCTACCCCAGTATTATCAACACCACCCCCAATATCACAACCAAGTAGTAGAGGAGGATCCTCAGGTGGAGGTGGATATTAAAAATATCTTTCGTATATTTGATTAATTGTTTTGGCTAATTGAAAATACTGACCAATTAAAAGGTTTTTATAATAAAGGTTACAAAGAAGCTTACATAGAAGTTATACCATATTCCTATAAAATGCATCCTGTAACTAATAAAATATCTTTAGTATATGTACATCCCTTAGGTGCACATAAGGGCTATATTATATCAATAAACCATAGCGAATCTATGCCATTAAACAGCGAGTATATCGCTGAATTAATTGGTAGTTATAGTACATTATACGTTTGGGGTAAGAAGGAATTTTTACATTATTTTGTGCATAGGAATATTATAGATGTTTCTTTAGCTTCCCCAGAATATGAAATGGAAACTACAACAGCCCACCAAATATTATCACAAAGAGCTAAAAATAAGTTGGATATTAACAGAATAATTCCTATCGTTAAACATTACGAAACGTGTGAAAAAAATTATAATAATTTAAAACAACATTTTAATGAACCAGTCAACGAATTTTACAATAGCAGAGTACCATTGGTATTCAACTCCATCGAAAGGAATGGTTTACGAGTTCAAAGAGAACTCTTTAAAGAACACTTCAACCAAGATTGCGGAGATAGAGTTTACACACAATATAATTACAGAACTACAACAACAAGGCCCTCAAATAGGTTCGGAGGGGTCAATTTTGCAGCATTAAATAAAGAAAATGGAACCAGAAAAACCTTCATACCTGAAAACGATAGATTGGTTGAAATTGACATTTCAGCTTATCATCCTACTCTCGCTAGCTCCCTTATTCATTATAACTTTGGCGATGACGATATTCATAGATCATTTGCGAGACTTTATAACGTTGACTATAAAAAAGCTAAAGAATTAACATTTAAACAGCTTTATGGTGGGGTATTTAAACAATACCAACATTTAGAATTCTTTCAAAAGATTCAAACTTACATAAACGAAATATGGAGCCAATTTCAAAATGAAGGTTTCATAGAATGTCCTATATCAAAATACAGATTTGAACGTGATAAATTAGATAATATGAACCCACAAAAATTATTTAATTATTTGCTGCAAAATTTGGAGACTGCAACAAATGTTTGTATATTATGGGAAATAATTAAGATATTAAAAAACAAACAAACTAAACTAATTCTTTATACTTACGATGCGTTTTTGTTAGATGTACATAAGGGAGAGAAGGAGGAGATAAAATTAATACTAGATGTATTTAAAAAACATAAACTAAAAGTAAAGATTAAACATGGAAGCAACTACGATTTTACAGAATAATACTGATATTTATAAAATGAATTACGACTTTGAAAG